CTACCATACGCGGGTATGAATCTATTTATAACCTTCGCTTTTGTGGCAGCTTCGGAAAAAATAAACTAAATGATATAACCAGTCAGCAAATTCAGATATGGGTTTCCGACCTCAGCAAAAGCCGAACCCCTAAAACAGTGCGAAATATTTACGGTCTTCTGCTGCCTGCACTGGAAATGTTTGCACCAGATTTGCATGTCAAAGTTCAGCTCCCTGCTAAAAAGAAAGCTGAGTTATACTGCCCATCTGACGCGGATGTCAAACACTTGCTTGAGAGCCTTCGAAATGATCCGGACTTAGAGCGCGCTGTTCTTCTGGCTGCTTTTGGTCCGTTACGACGCGGTGAAATCTGTGCTCTTACAGATGCCGACATTTCAGGCAATGTTATCTCTGTAACCAAAAGCTATGTCCGAGGAAAAGATAATATATGGCATTTGAAAGTTCCAAAAACATATGCTTCTTACCGCACGATTCCCTTTCCTGACGCAGTTATTGCGTGCTTTGACGGTATTAAGGGACCTTTAGTATCTCTTACTCCAGATGCAATCACGCACCGCTTCAAACGGGCACTGGAAAATGCCGGGCTTCCGAATTTCCGTTTTCACGATTTGCGTCATTATTCAGCGAGCATCATGCACGCAATCGGCGTTCCGGATCAGTACATTCTGCAGCGCGGCGGATGGGCGAGTGACGGCGTGATGAAGACTGTATATAGGAATGCAATATCCGATGAATCGGTTAAGCAGAATACAATTATAAACCAACATTTTGAGCTTATATCACACGATATATCACACGAAGCCTGAAAAGCCTTGATTTATAAGGAAGTTGGGCGGGTTCAAGTCCCGCAGCCGGCAGATTTGAAAGCCCTTGAAAATATTGGATTTTTCCTTTATTTTCAAGGGCTTTT